AGCTACATGTGACAGTTCAACTAGTGGCACACGGGTGATTGCACTAGTCACCCCATCCACTATAATAAGTACATAACAAACAAACTTCTTTCTTTCTCATGACCACAGCATACCAAGCAGACATCCTCAACCCTGACACTGAGTACAACGGTTGGACTAACTACGAGACATGGAACGCAGCACTATGGATCGGCAATGACCAAGGACTATATGAGATAGCACGTCGCGCTATGGATTGGGATCATCTACTTGAGATCTTCACATCATACGGATCAGAGACCACAGGCGACGGTGTAAGATGGGATGATCCAAAGATCAACGCAGTTGAGATGGACGAAATGCTAGAGGAGATGTAATCCTCTAGCTCTGTGTCTGGGCATCATACATCCATTTTTGGTTAGGAGTGTAAGTCCCAGAGAGAGTGTGCTTAGTCGGTTGCTATGCCCGAACGTTAAGTCCTATATGGCAGCAGTAGGGGTGCAGGTGTAAGCGATTCCCATAGCGTAAATTTGGTCTCCAAGGTGAAACCTTGTCTAGTTAGACCCGCGCCACTCTCAACCCACACAGAGAAAGAACACCTAGGGGCAGTAATATGCCCCTTTTTTATAGCCCCTTGACCCGCCAAGCGATATCAAAAATGGGTCACTTCCCTAACCTACAAAAGTATCCAGACGACCGATAAATATATTTGAAAATGGTTTTTTCAAAACCTTGAAATCCAAAAAATTTTCCCAGCAAAAAAATGCCTCAAAAAGTTGACTTTAGTGATTACGACAAAATCCTAGCGAACTTTGATGAGTTCTGCGATGAGTTTGAGAATCGCGCCACTAACGCTTATATGAAAGGAGATCAAAATGATGGAAGAGTTGTCAGCGAGATTGAACGAGTTGGAGCAAACACTCCTATGGCAGTCAGAGAAGTTGAACACCCTAGAGAAGACATTGGAAAAGCTAGCGAATCCATCGTTGATGTACAAGCGTCCGACGAGTGAGAAATACGAAACAATCGCCCAGACTCTAGACTATCTACATAATAATGTGGAAGGTATCAAAGGAGACCTTGTTAAAATTGCAAAATCAGTAGCATACTAACATGTCACATTACACAATCGGTTATCACGACCAACAACGAAAGCACTATGAGATCTGCGAGTATGCAGAAAGCTCGTACGATGCGATTCAACATGCTAAGGAAGACGTGCCTTATTTGCAAGCACATCCTCATTTTATTGATGAGGTTCTGAGAGAAGACTGATGCCTAACCTAGTAAGTGAGGATACAGTGGATGTAGTATCTACTGATGGAAACTGTATCTACAATGCTGCACCGATAGGAGGTACACCTATTGAAACTTCTGTAAAGGTAGGTAACCAGACTTTAGAGATTATTGCAGGCACTGAACTAGAACCATATGAATGTGATGAGATTACTGGTGTCAAAGTAAATCCTCTCATTCCTTTACCGTGTGCACCAGGCAAAAGAAACATTGTGCCTGTTGTCAACACGACTGTCTTCATTGACGGTAAGTTACCTGCTGTGACTGGTGATACAGCACAGTTAGTAATCAATGATATTCCAATTGGCACACCAAGGACCTTGACAGGACCGTTTATTCACCCTACAATAAAGATTGGTACAAGATTAACTTGATATGGCAAAAATGAAAGGCGGACTCTCTGGCGGAGCTAGCATTGAGTCTAAACCCAAGAAGACCCGACAGGGTTCTGGGCAGCATACAAAGTATGGCGCAACCTCTCGCAATGCACAGAGGAAGAGGTATAGAGGACAGGGTAGAGGATGAAGTGTTGGCATTGTGACACAGAACTCATCTGGGGTGGTGACAATGACTGTAGAGAGACTACAGAGGACTATTCCTTTGTAACCAATCTCCACTGTCCCAGATGTGATTCATATGTGGAGGTTTATTACCCTAAGCGTGATAAAGGCTGTTGGCAATGAACTTTGAGAATATAAGTTTTGGAATGAATTTCAATTTAACTGAAGATGAGTGGGAGTGTGTGAGAGTATGTGTAAGCAATGCTCCAATACCTTACGATATTACTAAGAAGAAAATACCTGCTGATATTTTAGCGAAGATCGGTGAACCTAAGAAGTCTACTGAGAAAGGTATTGAAAAAGTACACTATGATTTGACACAATACGGAATTTATGAATCTGATTTGTAATTTACCTGCTGAGAAAGTGTGGGTACGGAAAGAATACCTTCGTGATCATCAGGATGGTCATGGAGAGTTTGTAGAAGGAGTATGGGTAGCTGCAAAGAGTATACCTGGTCGTGCGTTTTACTTTGAGACGTATCTACCTGAGTATGGTGCGATGTTTGATAAACTTCCTATATCCGCTTTTCTCCGAGCACCGAAAACGCCGACGCCAGATATGAGTCTAGAGAATCTGCAATTTTGGAATTGTATGGATTATGGTGTGATGGCTATTAATAAAGGTTTTGTATCTTCTATGGATTGTGAGATCCGTACAAGAGACCACGGGTTGATGCATGGACAGTATTTGTTTACTCTTGATAACTATCATGCGAATATTGATGTCGTAGATAATAATGTGAGTGAAGTTCCACAAGAGCATAAGAGTCATAACTGCATTCAACTAGAGAATGGACAGTTTGCATTGTATCCTAACAACAGGATGCGTCTGTATGACCTCTCTATCACTCCACAAGAACCGAAAGTACCAGACTTTAAAGTTTCTACCATTGAATACCAAGTTGAGTCAGGAACGCAATGGGGACGACTAGGTGATACTGACGATTACTTCTGGGAGACACCGCATGAGAAAGCGCAGGCAAAAACTTTGTTGAGAGGAGACGAAGATTTCCTTGCGTAGTTCCGCATTAGTTGCGCGGACATAAATACAGAGGGATGGTAACCCCGATAAAAGTTCCTTTACACCTTTTATTGGAGAACCATGGTGATTAAAGTGGACAAATCGGAAGCCTTCATCAAGAGTGGCAAGAAATTGATTACAGAATACGATTCTGAAGGTCTGTTAGAGAGAATTAAGAAGAATGATGATAGAGAATTGTGGGAGATGGAAGAAAAGAAACAATTGTTAAGTGAGCAAGAGTGGGCGGACGGATTCTGCGGTAAGTGATAAATAGAAACAGCCTATTGCTGTGTCTAAATGCCTAACTTTCAGACATTCAAGGATTTGAGTGTTACCTTTAAAAATCATCCTGTTACCAATGATTTGGTGACGGTGAAGGATAAAGGTGCGATTGTGCAGGCAATTCAAGGTTTGTTACTTACAAGAAAAGGTGAGAGACCATTTCAACCTGAACTAGGATGTGACATACAGAACATTCTATTTGAACCATTAGATTATGCTTCTTCTGGTGTTATTAAACAGGAGATCAAAGAAACACTTGGTCGTTATGAACCAAGAATTTCAATTCAGGGTATTAGATGTACACCTGACTTTGATAACAACGGTTACAACGTTGAAATGAAGTATACAATCATTGGAAGAGAGGATGTACCAATAGGAGTAGAGTTCATCTTAGAGCGTACACGATAATGCCTTATACTCAGGTTGCCAATTTAGACTTTGAAGATATCAAAGCTTCTCTCAAAGATTACATGAGAGCACAGACGGATTTTACCGACTACGATTTTGATGGATCTGCATTATCTACCTTAATTGATACACTCGCCTATAACACCTACTACACGGCGTTTAACACTAACATGGTAGTCAATGAACTATTCATTGATTCTGCCACCTTGAGAGACAACGTAGTAGCGATTGCGAAGCAACTAGGGTACAGACCCAAGAGTGCTACGTCTCCTACAGCATATGTTTCCTTTACTGTCACTTATACCAACCCAACAACTGATACAGAACTTCTCCTGAAGAAAGGAACAGGATTTATTTCGTCTTATGATAACAATGTGTATCAGTATGTTGTAACTGATGATGTAAAGGCACAGGTTATTAACAACGTTGCTACATTTACTGATGTTGAAATCAAAGAAGGAACTCAACTTGTCAATACCTTTACTGTTAACACTTCATTAAAAAGTCAGAGGTTTATTCTTGACAATCAAAATATTGACACTAACACTATCCGAGTAAAAGTGTTTCCTACTGGAGGTAGCTTCAGTGAACCATATCTTGTAGCAGATAATATCCTAGGTGTGGATGCTACGTCTAAAGTTTTCTTCCTTGATGAGATTGAGGATCAGAGATATGAAATTTTGATGGGTGATGGAGTTCTAGGTAAGAAGTTAGAGAACAATGCACGTATTGAGGTATCATATTTAACAACAGCAGGTCCTGAGAGTAATGGAGTTCGTACATTTGTCTTCTCTGGTGTACTAGAGAATCCTAATGGTGTATCTCCTAGTGCTTTTACTACTAGCATCACTTCTACGACTGCCTCAGCAGGCGGTGAGGAGATTGAAAGCACTCAGAAGATCAAATACACTGCTCCAAAGGCATACGGCACACAAGACCGTGCAGTGACCGCTGATGACTATGAAGCAATTGTACGTCAAGTGTATCCTGCAACCAGTGATATCATTATTTTTGGTGGTGAGGATCAGGAACCACCTGAATACGGTAAAGTATTCATTGCACTGAAACCAAAGGATGCAAGCTATCTAACGTCACTGACGAAAAAGAGTATTGTAGATGAATTAAAGAAGTTTGTGGTTGCATCTGTAGAACCACGTTTGATTGATCCTTCTATTCTCTTTGTAGAGTTAACAAGTAAGATTTACTACAACAGTAGTATAACTGATCAGACACCATCACAGATTAGAGACAAGGTGATTGGTGGTGTGCAGTCTTATCTTGATACTAGTGATACTGAAAAGTTCAACGGTAAGTTTAGATATAGTAAAATGGTTGGTGTAATTGATGACGCAGATAAGTCTATCAATTCCAATCTCACTAGTGTCACAATGAGAAAGGATTTCTATCCTTCTCTAAATTCTACCTTCTATTATGAGGTGTGTTTCCAAAATGCTTTTGATGAGGACTGTGATGATCCAGTCCTTTCCAGCACTGGGTTTAGAGTTACTGAGTATCCTAACTTTGATGTATATGTTGAGGATAGGAATAAGAAAATTGTCCTATATAGACTAGATAGCGTAACTGGCGAAAAGGTTGTCCTTGACAGCGATATTGGCGACATTGATTATGTCAAAGGTGAACTCAAAATGTACAACCTAACCATCATCAAAGGTAGTTTCTTTGATAATCGCATCTCTGTTAGAGTCAAACCACTTTCTAATGATATCAAGGCACTCCGTGAGGTATACCTTGACGTTGATGTTGCTAATTCCTCATTCACTGCATACAAAGAGTAAAGTAAATGCCTGCTGTAAAGACTAAGAGAATTTCCACTCTCATTGAAACGCAGCTTCCTGAATTCATCAGTACAGAGTACGAACTTTTTAGTAAGTTCGTTCAAAAGTATTATGAACAGCAGGAGGTACAAGGTGGTACGCTGGATATTATTAACAATCTCCAAAAGTATGCAGATATAGATTATTATGAACAAAACTTACTTAGACAGTCTGATGTGTTGGACGTTAGTATCAGTGATACTGATGATACAATTGTATTACAAGATGCGACGAGTTTTCCAGAAAGAAATGGATACATAAAAATTGACGACGAGATCATCTTCTATGAATCAAGAACAACAACAACTTTATCAGGAGCAGTTAGAGGTGTCAGTGGTAACACAACTCTTGGTGATCTTTATAACTCGTCAGGGTACACCAGTACAGATGCAGCACCACATAGCTCTGGTCAAAAGGTTCTTAACGTAAGTAACCTTTTCTTATATGCATTAATTAAGAATTTTGAGAATCAATATCTTGGTTCTTTCCCTGAAAAGTATCTTAGAGGAGAAGTAGATAAAAGAACTCTGATTAAGAATATTCAGAAGTTCTACAAAGCTAAAGGAACTACAAGTTCTATTAAGTTTGTATTCAACACTATTGTTGCTAAAGAAGCAGACAATAAACCAGAAGTATACAAACCAAGAGATTTTACTTACAAGTCATCTGATTCTGACTGGATCAACGTATATGCACTTAAGTGTAAGGTTATATCTGGTAATGTCAATGATTTGATAGGACAGAAGATTGTTCAGACTGCTACTGATGAATATGGGTATGCAGATGCCACTGTAGACAATGTATATGCTGATGGTACAGCAGATAATGAAGTAATCTATAATATTGTACTTGCACCAGAAACTGTCAATGGTTCTTTTGCAATCTCAACTAAGACTAAACTTGAGAAAGCAGTTACTGGAACAGATAGCACTGGTGATAGAATTAATGTGTCTTCTACTCTTGGTTGGGAGAAGACTGGTTCTATTTTAATTGGTGATGAAACTATCACTTTTAAAGAGAAGACTGTTACTCAGTTCATTATTGATAATAGACAACCCTCTGGAGCTATTGCATATCCAGCAGGTACAGCAGTATACAAACCAGTAACAATTGCAAACTCTAATGTAACGTTACTTACATTTGGTGTTGTTTACAATCTAAGTCCTGAATCTGCTCAACCATATTCTAGTCCTGGCGATAAAATTCTAGTATCTAGACCTGGTTTTGAGACTGCTGATCCTAAAATTGTACAGACTGGTACTAATCAGACAAGATGGTTGTTAAATCAAGGAACTGCACCTGAAATTCCAACATTACCTAGTATTGAAACATCTGTAAGTCAATTGACTACAGACGTATCATCTATTTTTGCAGACGATCAATATTATTACATTACATCATCCTCTTTCCCATCATATAAAATTCTTGATGGATCTACAGTAAGTGAAACATTACTAGATCAGAGGATTCTTCGTATTATTAGAAAAGAAGCAACAAGAACGACAGAAACATATAAGACTCCAAACAGAGATGTTGGTATCCTTCTAAACGGTGTCCCTGTCTACGGTTTCAGGGATCATGATAGTATTCGTTTTGGTAAGTTAGAAGAAATTAAAATTAACACACAAGGTAGAGGTTATGATAAACCACCTTTTGTATTGATTGATCAAGTTCCTAATAAAGCTAGAGCAGTTTTGACTGGTCAAGTTGTAGAGAGAATTATTGTAGATACTCAAGACGTTTTTCCAAAGACTCCAGAGATTACTATCACATCTGGTAGAAACGCATCTGTGCGTGCTGTAGTAACTGGTGGTAAAGTAACAAGTCTTGTAATTGATAATGCTGGTGAGTTCTATTCTTCACCTCCAATTGTAAGAATTAGAGATAACGCTGGAAGAGGAAGATTTGCAAACTACAATGCAATCGTAAACACTGATGGTAACATTACTGGATTTGAAAAAATTGATGAAGGAAACTTCTATAATCAGAATACTGTTATTGTGGATATCATTCCTGTTGGTGAAGATGCAACAGGTATCCCACTATTAAAAGAATGGAACTTTAATAGATTTAATAAAATTGAAAATGACCTTGATACAGAATATGGTTACATTTTTCAGAACTACAACATCTCACTAGAATATGGTTATGGACACGTTGCTAACCCAAAAGCTTTACGTGTTGCTCTTAACGATAACATCAATAGTGCAGGAACTGAACCTGCTGTAAAAACACATTCTCCCATTATTGGATTTGCATATGATGGCAATCCAATTTACGGTGCCTTTGGTTACGAGGATCCACTAGACTCTAGTTCTTCTATTGTAAGAATGACATCTAGTTATTCTTTAAATGGAACTCGTAGAGAAGGTCCTTCACTTTCCAAGTATCCTCTTGGATCGTTTAACAATGATTACACGTACACTCATAAGAGTGGCACACTAGACCAAAACAATGGAAGATTTTGTACTACCCCAGACTTTCCGCAAGGAACTTATGCTTATTTCATTACTATTGATAGCAATCAAGTACCGCAATATCCATACATTCTAGGAGAGAACTTCTATTCTCTTCCAGTTGATAGTAACTACAACTCTAACATCAATCAGGATGACATTCCTAAAAATTCTAAAAAATATTTTATTGATGGAATGCAAGGTAATGGTGAAGGTGTTATTGCTTCTATCAATGAGGTAAAATCAGGAACAGTAGATAGTATTGACGTAATTAGATCTTCTGACAATTTCTCTGTTAATTCACAGTTATATTTTGATAATAGAGGAACAGAAGGATCTGAAGTAGAATCTATCATCTCTTCTGTAAAAGGAAAGAGTGTTAATTACTTAGAATGTAAAGAAGATAAGGTTGTAAAGCTAACAACAATTCAAAGTGCATACTTATTTGCAGATGATACATTAACACAACCATCATCTGGTGCATTTGGTTCTATAGTTGGTACAGTTAGAAACGATAATACAATTGTTCTTAGAAATGTTAACGGAACCTTTGATCAGACAGGAACTTTCTCTGCTTCTATTAAGACTTTCTTAATTTTGTTAGATCAAAGAAGTTCTTATACCAAAGGTGCTACATTAAGTTTGACTGATGGTGTAAATGCACCTATTGCTACTGCTGAGGTATTAGAAGGAACAACCTCTCAAAACACAGTCCAGATCAAGGTTCTTACTGGCACATGGATCGTTGATGATAATTATTTCTTACAGTCAAGTAATCTATTCAATACCTCTGGAACAAAGGTAGTAACACTAACTTCTCTTAGTGATGGTCTTAATCCATTTGAAGTGAATCAAAGTGTTGCATTGATTGAGACAGCATCACCTCATGGATTGGGAATTGGTGACAAAGTAACAATTGATGTTAACCCTGATGACACAACTACAACTAAAACTTATTATATAAGAAAGAGGTTGTATCAGGAAGCTATTCTGATTCCACCCAATAATAAAACTACTATCAATTTTACTGGAATTGGTCGTTATGACATACTCAATGGCGGAGCAGATTATACTGCTGGAACTTACACTAGTGTTAATCTTACTGGCGGATCGGGTACTGGTGCCACTGCTACATTTACTGTATCTGACGCTGGCATAGTTTCTGGTATTCAGATTCAAGATGCTGGATCTGGATATGAGAGAGGTGATTATCTATCTGTTGCTGATGAAGATTTAGTTAGATCTGGTGCATCTCAGTCTACTGCAAGGTTTACTATCTACGTTGGACACGTTGGTGTACCAGCTGGTGGTACAAAAGTAACTGTTGATGATGCTTTAGGATTTGCTGTTGATGATCTAATTCAGATTGGTAAAGAGATTTTAAAAATTGCTGGTATTAATGGAAAAGATATTTCTGTAATCAGAGGACAGGAAGGAACTGCTGATGTAGATCATTTTGATGGACAGGAAGTATCTCTTTACAAAGCACAATATAACTTTACAAATAATTACCAAATTTTCACAGGAGCTAACTCTGGTTACATACAATCATATGATCCTGTAACACAAAAAATTGTTGTTGTATATGATTATGGTACATTAGTATCTAATGCAAATGAAATTACATTAAGTTCTAGTTTCTTTGATTCTAGCAACCCTTCTAGGTTAGTTGCTGTTAAATCTGCTGATGCACTAATCAATAAATTTGAATTCTCAGAAGACAATAGTACATTTGTACCTAATCCTAACTTAGACCTACAGGAATTTTACAAGTATAAGTTTGATACGTCTCATTCTAGTCTTACTGGGACTTATTTTGATATTAGTCCAAGTAGTAACTTTAATTTGATTACTGCAGAAAAACAAGAATCTACAATTTTACCTGGCAATGCAGGATCATTTACAGATGTTAAATTTGGATTTGGTTATAGAGATGTATCAAATTCTTATTCAGAAAAAACTGGAACAGACTTTACTAACTTCTATTACTTTGATAGAAAGAATGTAGTAAATGCTGGTGGATCATTCTTCAAAATTATCACAGATCCTCTACAAGGAGTTAAGACACTCAACTATGTTACAGCAAATCGTTTTGTTTATGATGTTACTAGCGAGCCTCTTTGGGATGGTTCTGGATCCATTTCTTATACTACTACTGGTCAGTTCGCTGTCGGACAGATTAATGAAGTCAGCATCATCAACCTTGGATTAAACTATAAAAAAGTACCAGCAATTATTGGTGTTGATGCATCAGAAAGTTTTAGAGCATCTGCCACAGTATTATTTGACACTGCATCTCAAACTATCACTGGTGTTAGAGTAGATAAGAAAGGTTCTAATTATGTAAATCCAAAAGTTGTAATTACAAATGGTGATGGTGTTGATGCAACATTTAATATTGTTGTTAGAAATGGTGAGATTTTCTCACTAGTTGTAGATAAACCAGGTAGAGGATATACATTTGCACCAGAAATTCAAATTGTTGAAAGTGATGTTGAAATTTTTGCAAACAGTGTTACTATTGGTGTTCCTCAAAGTGTAACTTTTGTAAGAAATGGTGGTGCATTCCATTTAGATAAGACAGTTTCTTCTTCCTTTACTTCAAACTATGTTGTTGCACTTAAGAATTACAACGGAGACTTTAGAAAAGGTGAATTAGTTGTACAAAAAGTAAATAATGTAGAGGTATTCAGAGCAAGAGTTGCTGAGTGGAGATTTGGTTCAAGATTATTAAAACTAGAGAATACAGTTGGTATTATTCGTGAGAATGTTGCAATTGAATCTTATAACACCACTGTGTCTGGTATTGTGCATTCAATCTTTGTCAGCACATTTACAGAAGATATTTCTAGTTTCTATGATAATGCAGGATTCTATACTTCTGATAAAGGTCGTTTAGGTGTATCTAATCAAAAAATTATTGATAGTTTCTTCTATCAAGATTATTCTTATGTTGTTAAATCCAAGACTCCTATTGATCAGTGGCGTGATTTAATTAAATCTACTACACATCCTGCTGGATTTAAGTTATTTGGACAAGTTGATGTAGAAGCTACTGCTAGTAGCGAGATGCCAACAGAACTTCCAAAGTCATCACATTTCAGTGTTGTTCAACTTTGGGATCCTGATAAAAATAAGATTACTGTTGAAAGCACAAAACAGGTAACTACTCAAACAATTCAAAGTGTAGAAAGTCAAAGAGTTCGTAAGTCTTTTGGTACTGCAGCAACTAGTGAATTTTTATTCAATGAAGTTCGTGCATTTGAATTTACTCTTAATGCACCTTTTGATGGTTACTATGATACTGATGGAAGATTACAAGGAACAACATCATTCCAGATTCTTAATAATGGAACACCTTTCTTCCCAGCATCAGATAAAGGTATCATCGTAACTTTAGATGGTGTCATACAAGAACCTGGCGTCTCTTATACTATTTCTGGAGATCAGATTGTATTTTCTGCACCTCCTCTTGGAAATGGGACAAAACTAACTGGTGAGTCTGGTGAGACTACTCCATATAAAGGTGTCACTTTCTATGGTAAGGTATTCCAGTTTAAGGACGATCAATATAATACTAAACACTTAAGAAAGATTAGAAACATCTTCCAACGTGGTGGTACTTGGATTGATGCTGCAAATCAAATTGAGAGAAACGTAGAGTTTATTGTAAACGAAACTATCGGATATGCAAAAGAAACTTATTCCACATTAGATTGGAGTACAAAGCAAGATGATTATGAAAGAAACATTCGTGCAATTCTAGATGCATATCAACATGATATTAGATTTGGTGGAAATGTAAAAACCATTGATTACACTTCTATTTTCAATAGTGATTCTGAATATCTTTATATTCAAAATAATAGAACACAATCTAATGCAATTTTTGCTTACGCTACCAGATTAGCAAAATTAGCAATTCGCAATTGGGACTACACTGATGTTGGTGTATCTTATTTTGCTGGTGGTTTTAAAATGACAGTGACTTCTACAGATGATCTTGCTATTGGTATGTTTGTAAGTTCTGGTAGATCATATACGTCTGATACAAAGATTGTATCTATTGATAGTAAAACAGAAGTA